TAACAATAAATTCACCTTCGCCTTCAACAACACTGCCGTTGGCCTTCATTAAAATACGATTAAGACTCATGTTATACACCTCACGACAGCTTAGATGCCTGTGCGATACTTGTAACGGCACCGCTGGCGTTTTTAGTCAGCAATACGTTTAGCAGCAGGCCACTGCTGGTTATCGCTAAATCAGCAGCACTGCCTACATATTTCAATGTGCCGGCATTAGTTATACTTAAAGCGTATGAAGCGTTCGATGCGATGTACGCTGTGAACAACGTAGATTCGCCATTTGCGAGCATACCGGTTAAAGTTGACATATCTAATGTAAGCGCACCTGTTACGTTATAGACCGCTACAGATACAGCAGGACTGTCATATGTGCCGCTGATACGTGATGTAGCAAAGCTTTCAAAATTGAATTTTAAGCGTTGGAAGGTTTGCTGTGCTGACCAGGTATTAGCTACAGACGTACTCACTCCACCGCCGCCAGCGCTAACATTAACATTGCCGCTAGTGTCTGGACCAACACCATTAATGAATTTAATGTATGTAGTAGCAATAGTATTACCTGCACCATCCTGCGTTGCCTTTGTAGCGGACGCTGCGTTACCTGAATAACTGCTTGCATTAATTGAGCCTACAGCCTGTGAGCCTTGTCGCCACGCTATTGTACTTGTTGCACCCATTAATGCGAAGCCTGAATAAATATCAGTGCTGACTTTGTTTGTCAGCGCATTATAGATTACTTTGTTTTGAACCGGGTTTGTGCTTGTACTTGACAATTCAGCATCAACAGTAATATTAGAGTCTCCACCGCTGACAGTAATATTGACATTGCCACTTTCATCGGGAGTGACATTATTAACAGTCTTAACACAGCTATTGAGTTCTGTTTTCGTAGCATAAGTGCTTGTAATTACATTGCCATCACCATCTTTAGTAGCTTTCTTTGCCGTGTTTGCTTCACCTGTGTAGCTTTCTGCGTTTACATGCCCAACTACAACACTTTGCGAACCTTCGTACCACCTAATACTGCCTACATTCTTTTGCATATAAATAATGTCAAAGGTGTTAGGGGAAGTAAAAGTATTGGTATCATCAAGCACCGCCCTGCTGTCAAGTGCAGTTTTTACTGCTCTATTCTGAACGGGGTTCGTAGATGTAGCGGAAAGTTCTTCATCCACTGTCACACCGCCGTCAGCGCCGTCTTTGCCTTTAGGCAGCACAAAATCTAACACGGCAGCAGATGATGTGCCGCTATTGGTGACTTGTGCCGACGTACCCGGAGCGCTTGTCGTGACGCTACCAATAGTAATTGTGGCTGCATTACCCGCAGGACCTTGTGCGCCTTGCAGGCCTCGCTCGCCCTGTTCGCCTTGGATGCCGCGCGGGCCTTGTATGCCTTGTGCGCCCTGTTCGCCACGGTCACCTTTGTCGCCCTTCTCGCCGGGGTCGCCTTTAATGCCTTTAATAGTTATCGGGCTCGGGTTGTCGAGGCCTGCTTTGTTTGTCCAAGTCAAAATGCCGGTGGAATCGATGTGCGGCACAAAGACATTGACATTCTCGCTTAACTCCTTGGTGGTATTCATATATGTTTCAGCCTGCTCGGCATCCCACACTACCTCGGAGTTTGCGTACGAGGAGCCGCCAGCTTTGCCGACCACAAGCTTGCGCTTGCCGTTCGCCTTGCGCGCGATGACCAGCTCGCCCTCGCGCAGCACAGGATTCACCTGCAGCCATTTTTCCTCGGACGCTGTACTAAATTGTATTCTTGCATTACTCATTTACTTCACCTCACGCAGTACGCACCCAAAAATAAAGCAATAAATATGATGGCTCAAACATTACTTTCTCTCCGTTGCCGGTAGATTTAATCGTAATTTGATGTGTGTGGTTGCCGTTAAAATGGCAAATATATTCCGTTTGGTTGCTGTCAGCATTGCCTTCAGACCGCAAACCTCTCTCTTGGACGCTAAATCTGCCATTTGCAGCTTCATAGCCTAAAGAGTTGCTAACCGAATTGTTCTTCCCATAAAAGGTGTTGCTTCGGCTGCGGAAATTGCCGGAAAGGTCTGCGCTATATACCAACGCTTCATGGCCATGTGCAGGCAGATTGTTCACCCCCAGCGTAAAGCCATCACTGCCGCCCATCGTGCCGCCGGGATAACCTGCACCAGCAGTGCGGATATAGCGGCCACTCTGCAGAAGCTGCCATGTACCGCCAAGCCTTGTGCCGGGATTGATGTTATCGCGCGTGATCACCACGGAACCGACAAAGCTCATCGCGTTGAGATAATCGATATTTAAAGACACATTACCGCTACTGTCCGGCTTTTTGCCCTCAACGCTATATACAAAATTTTTCTGCAGATTGCCTTTAGCATCCGGCTTCTCACCGTTCAGCGACAGAATGAATGTTTTTTTGATTGATGCTACAAGGCCTGCGTAATCACTATCCAGAGCGTCCTGCCCCTGTTCGACCAGGACCTGCGCCATAGCCGCAACCATAATCGTAGCCTGCTTATATAGCTTGTTGTGCAGGTCAGCCGCCGCCAGCCCCGGAACAACGCCGCCGATGCGCTGAGTGTTTACAGCGTACTCAGCATCGGATACAACCTTGCTGCTGTCCACGGCCTCAGCAAAAACTTTAAAATTACTCGTTGCCATTATTCGCTCCCTTCTACAGCCCAATGGCTATTGTAACCACTGTAACGCATAGTGTTGTAATCATACGAGAACAGCGGCAGACCGTCCGTCGATACGAATGTCAGCACGTTGATGCGTACGCCCTCCGGCTTCGGAATGATATATGCGTGGATAATCAGCTCACGCTCCAGCGCAGTATAATCGCCCTGCAGAACGATGTTGAACGACATATCCTGCAAATCTTCGATAGATAAATGCTTATCTTTACCCATAACCGATTCCCACAGCTCATATAACTCTGTTATGGTGCCCTTCCACGTATTTTGGATGATACGCGCTTTAATTAGCAAGCGGAACAAATCATCGTCCATCGTGCTGTTGCTGTCGTTCATCTCGCCCGGTGGAAAGCCGGAAATAAAGCTGACGCTTGCCATATTCTGCGGCTCCGGCGTATTGATTATCGGATACTCCGTGCCGCTGGCAATTTCCGTCGGAGCCGGGCAAACAATATCGCCTGTAGCAGCAGCGGACGGCTCAAAGGTGAGCTGCCTGCTTACTCCTACAATAGCGCCTAGAATATCGAGCTGTGCCGTCGTAGCGTAGTCAACCTCGAACGCCGTAATCAAATCGGTGGCGCTGCTGTCCAAATCAAGGCCGTAGCTAAGCAATCTCTCCACCATAGCCGTAAAGTTAACGCTGCGGCGATACTCGCTCGTGATCAGCCGTTTATAATATGTTAAATCAAGCATCGACCTGTACCTCGATAGCATCGTATACCGGCTCCGGAATTTCCTTGTAACCTATTGCAACGTCAGCAACACCCATCGCGTCTGCGGCAAGCCCCAATTTCAGCTCTTTTATGCCAAATATGGGCTTAGTCAAAGACGGATTGCAGTCAGTGATAATGTTGGCCAGCACCGACGCAGACACATCACTACCAATCGTCAGCGCGGCCAAATAATCATATATTGCACTCTTGACGTTGGCTTGGATGCTGGACATATAGCCGACATATTTCTTCAGCGTGCATTTGACGTAGATAGTTTTATACTCCGGCCGGTAAAATCTGATGGTATTGATATAATCGTTCTGGTCGGTATACTGCACCTCCACATCGCCGTTTGTATAACAGCCGATGCCTTTATGCAGGTATATCGCCTCAGCCACGTCCTCGTCCGTACCGCCCTCAACTACACAGGTCACGGAGTGCGCCGGCAGGCCGTACGGATTATCCTCAGTTACAGTGTCAACGTTGGTGTCATTCTCGTAAACAGCATAGCGGGACACGTCCGGTAATGCTGCAATAGCTCCCTTTGTGCCCGCCAGCATTGTCTGCGACGGATTAGCCGTACTGATTGCCTGCCTTTGGCGGAGCTGCGCGTCGGTTTCCTGTGTGTTGCCCAACACAGCGGACACTTCATTGGTAACAGCTATCCATCCATAGGTCGGCGTCTCAATCTGCGCTATATCGCCCGCCAGCGCGCTCACAGCGCCTGCAATGCGACAGGTAGCTACAGTAGAAGCCGTGCCATTGGAGTCGATTACTACGTTTGCCGGCAAATCCCATGTCAGCCCCGCGCGGTCTTTTACTGCACCATTGGTTATCTGCGTAAACGGGCTGCCGGTAATCTTTACTTGGCAGGTGCTGTGCCCTGCAGCCTTGCGTTTAATGCCGTTCAGCTTTACCACGCTATCCAGCGACGCACCAATAGCCGTTTCAGGCGAGCGTGCATTATACGCATACGCAAGAGCCTGCAGAGTGTCGCTCTGCTTTAAAGCAAAAATGGACAACAGCTGATAATCAGGCGAGCTATTGTCCAAATAGATATCATCGCCGTAGATTTGCTTCATTGCAGCAATCATATCTTCTAAAATATCGTTGTATGTAGGGATATGCAGTCCCGTAGTATCAACATAAGGCTTAAAATACGTCACATCTGCACCTCCTCGCTACTAATAGTCAGCGAACCGTAGATAGTCTCTACGTTTGCCGTGAATTTATAATGTCTTCGTTCATAGCTTGATTCAAAAGACGTGACAGACTGCACGCCTTCCGTGCCGCTTATACGGTCGCGAATAATAATGTCAATGGCCTGCCTGTTCTCTTCGCTGCCGGACGTGCCTAAGATTTGCTCCCACAACGGCAGCCCATCTTTTAGGTCTTCCCACCATTCGGCATAAAGCAAAAGCAGGCGCTGCTTTATCGCCTGCCCGACAGCTTCGACGCCGCTGATGTAATTTTGAGAGCCACGACCAAAGCAGTAGTCCCAATTGTCGTCTAAACGTCTAACCTGCATATCAGCCTCCAATAAAAACATTACTGCTGCCTTCGGCCACAGTGCCACCACAGCTCACGGGATCACCAATGCGCCCTGCAGCCTTGCCGTTGATGTATACGGAGCTGCTGCCGCTGGCGATGACGCCGCTATGCGTTGGATGCGCAACGCAGCCATGAGGCGCATAGCTGTCCCCCACACGGCCTGCAGCGCGGCCGTTGATATATACGTTAGGGCTGGCCGATACGAGTGCTGTCGGAGCACAGGCATCATGACCAGTATCCAAATCGCCTAAACGCGTTGCACTACTCATTGATGTTCACCCGCCCTGCTTTAATGTTTACCGTACCGCCTACGATGTTAATCGTGTCTCCGGCAAGCTCTACGTAAGCACTGCCCGCATCATTGCGTAGCTGAGCAGAGCCTGTACTGTAGCCGGGGATTACTCTAGGCTGCGACCACACGCCGATAATAGCAAAGCCATCAGACAGGTCATGCCTGCGACACTCTACTTGGTTCTGCACGCCGCCGCTCTGCCACCAGCCATCCATGCACATATCGCCAAAGACCACCAAACACTCATCACCTGCCTGTATCGGCAGCGTCAGCGCATAACCTCCGGCGCGTGGCACGACAATAGGCACGTCAACCAGCAAAGGTATATCCACCCATGATTCATCGCCGTCTGCAAGCATTTTTTCTCGCAGCGCTGGTTGCACAGTAACAGTCTGAGTGGCCGCGTCAAAGCTTTGGATAATGCCAGGCATGCACACGCGCGTCTTGATTGCAGCGGCACGAGCATCCAATTCTCCCTGCCGTTCGACGTTCGGCGTACGCAAATTTAAATCAATCATAAAATCACACTCCGTTCGGATTCTGCGCATTGTTGGCCATGAGAGCAGGCAGAACGCCCTTACCATAGCGCGATACAGCCGTACATGATGTATACCAATCATTACCTGTCGTATCACCTGTGTGCGTCAGCTCAATAACTTGATAGATCCACTCTTCATCAAGCGGCATCTGCGCCTGACCTGGAGTAACCTGCGCTTCCGCAATCTCGCTATTTTTAAGCTGCACCAAGGACCACATCTGTACAGCAGGATTCAGCAGCAGCTTAAAATTTGCGCCATACTGCGTCTGCGTCGGCATCCCGACAAGCCCGGTTGTAGGTGTTTGCACAATGGCTTCATCCTTGGCAACGTCGGCAAGCTTAATCATGTTCAGCTTGCCATCATTCACCCAATAGCTGGCCCCGTTGCCGCGGGCAATATCGGATATATAATCTTTAGGCTCGCCAAAAATAACCTTACCCCGCGGCAGCTTTTGTCCGGACAGGCCCTGCGTGATACTATTCGTAGGAATTTTTGTTTTTGACTTTTCGCAGACCGCATCCAAAATCTGCCGTTGATTAACGCCCTTGTTTAAGGTTTTAGCAATAAAATTTTTAGCAAGCACATTCGCTCCGTCCACGCACAGGAGCGATAACACGTAGTCCGTATTATTTTCCTTGCGCCGGGATGGATAAATAATTTTACCGTCAAAGATAACTCCGTACTGTTTCTCTTGGGTATTGCCTTCAGCATCCTTTGCTTCCTGGACAGCACCATCTGCAGATGTAGTCAAGTAGCCTTCATAGCCAGCCTCAATGATGATACGGTCGCCCTCTTTAAGGATTTTCTGCTCTGTTGCAGCAGTAAGATTGTAAATCTCCACAGTTGAGTAATTGTTTATTTCCCGAGATTTTTTGACCGTAAACTTCACATGCAGGTCAGAAACATTCAGGGCCTCTTTGTCCTGAGCATCAACTACAAGGATTTTCCACTTGCGCATCCACAGATAACTGCTCATGAGCCATCACCCCACACAAGCACCCAGGCTAAGCCTAATGTTTCATTATCCGGCTGCTCCTGCGTGGTAGGACCAACAGCCACAATACGAGCACTGCCAATATTCAGGTAAGCATACTGACCTAGCAAATCAATGCCAGGCACCAGCGGCATGCCTGTAATCAACTCTTCGCCTGTGCTATTGTCGCAGACATCAGCCACCCACAGCTCGTACAAATCGTAGTAACGCAGTTTTAGCAGGATGTTGATGTTGCGTTCACCATCCAGCGTCAGCTTAAAAGTCTTCTGGTCAAAGGGCGTGGTAGTCAATGGTATTTCATAATAGCTCATTACCACTTCACCTCCAGATCAGAAGCTTTTTCCATTTTGCGCAACATCGTACTGTTGTCGCCTTTAGGCTGCACTTCCTGCGATTTGCTCTGTGCACCTGTAGTCCACTGACGCGCTGATACTTTCTCTGTGCCAACATTAACCACCAGCACCTGTACAAGATTCACCGTAGCTTTGAGTGCGCAGAGCGTCGACACATCATCGCTCACATCAATGCTCTCAATAAGCATATTCTGGTACGTGTTAAGACGCGTAACAACCTGCATGGGTATACGCAGTTCCTGCAGCTTGCATAGTAAGCGATAGGCCTGTACCGATTTTGTGCTGCCATCACCACCATAATTAGCACCAACACGATAAGCCATGGCATCAGATACGCCAATCTGCATCGTCATACGGATAGGATTTACAAAAGCATGGTCACTGATATTTGCGCCAGTCTGCACCGGATGCTGGGTAACCGTCAGGCTATGCTCAGTATCAACGCTAAAAACAGCATCAAAAAAATAGCCGCCAATATTCGTTTTGACCATAAGCACCTGTTGTGCTCCTAGTCCACTTCCCCAAACAGATGGACTATAACCATCATTAGTCTTAAATGACTTATTCCCTGTTATCTTAGCAACTAGATTAGCAGCGCCCCAGATACCATTCAAAGTGTTCATTGTACCCATTAAGCTCATACAAACACCGTCCCTCCGTTATGCGCTGCCAGACGCTGGGCAAAATCTTCCATCGTTCCTTCTACAGCCTTAGCCACGCCCTGCGGATCACTTACGTTCCCACAGTTAACCACAATACCGCCAACATTTACAACTCCGCCGTTATAATTTGCCGTACTGTTCGCCATTGGCATAAGACCGGCAGTACCACCTGCAGCAAAACCTACAGCATAGCTCGTAGGAGCAACAAGGCTGTCATATCCGCCGCCACCGCCGCCGTGATAATCATCCGCTCGTTTATTGCCAGACTGCATAGCTTCATAGGCAGCACGAGCGTTAGCTTGACGTTGGGCATAATTAGCAGACGCAGAATCAGGCTTTTCATATTCATCTGTCATAATTTGACCTGCTATCTCCGGCAATTCAGCGCTTTGCATTTTAGCGTAAGTATCAGCGTAGGACGTGCGCATTTCTTCTGCTAAAAATTCAATCTGCGTGTCAAGGTCAGTCCAATCTTTACCACGAGCAGCAGCAAAACGCTTAAGAGCATCTAAGCGTTCATTATGCCATTGAGCCAAACCACCGGATGTGCCATTATCACCGATAGCATCCGTGCGCAAGCCAGATTCCTGGACAAGGTTGCCTACAGCACCAGCGGCAGCAGAAGCAGTAAAGCCCATCGACATAAGCTTTTGCTGGATATATTTAGACCGCTCGCCTGTTGCATTTTCGTCAGCAGCCGCATTGATAAATTCCTCACGCGCTCCCTTGAAATCGCCCTGCATAGCTTTACCCAAAGCACGCATAAGATGTCCCATACTATTGGTCAGCGTGAGCACCTTATCTACAACTTTACCAACGGCAGTCAGGAAGAAGTCCCAGAATTTCTTCACAACAGGATACTTCTTGCCAAAAATACTCTCGACAATCGTCGCCAGACCTTCGGCAATTTCAGCAACACCCTTAGCAATATTAGCTACGGTTTCCTTAAGCTTCTCCTGCCGTTCTTCCGTAAAGACTTTTTCAAACAGCTCCGTAAGCTTTGCAAGGATAAACGCAATGCCATCACCAAGCTTTGTGATTATGCGATGCAAAGGATTGTTCTCGTCCGTGAGCCATTTCCAGAGCGGCTTTAAGGTATTGCTGCTCTCGCGTCCCTCAAGATAACCAAAGAAGTCCTCCAGCATGATGAGTGCAGTGCCGATGGCCATCATCATCAAGCCAAACGGCCCTGCCATGATGGCAGCACCGACAACAGCAAATACAGCTACTAAAGCCTTTGTTTTGCTTGGCAGCGCGTCAATAAAATTATAAATGCCTTCAAATACCCATTTGAGAGCCTTAACCAGCGACATTGCTACACGCACAACACTCGCCAGCACGCTGGCTACCTTACGTGCCAGCGCAGGCAAGCTCTTGCCAAATTTATCATTGAGCCAGCGGATAAATTCCTGAAATTCTTTGATGTAGGGCTGCAGCTCTTTTATAAGGTAGTAGACCACCCACTCCTTGAACATTTTTAATTTGAGCTGCAGACTTTGCACGTCATAACCAATCTCACGGATCCAGGCTAACTGTCCGTCAGCATCTGCAGGAGTAGACAGCTCTGCCATCTCCTGACGCAGGCGGAAAAACTGCTCACGCAGCTCCGGCACCCACGCCACATCTTCCTGCGACGCGCCCATGGTTTTCAGGACCACACTTAAGGTTTTAGCCGTGTCTTTTGTCACCCACATTGACTGCGCCAGCTTCTGATACTCTAAATCTGCGCTGGCCACAGCCTTAATGTTATCGATGACAGCTTCCGTAACTTTAGCCAGCCCAACAAAAATACCGCCATATTTAAGGATAGTACCCAGCTTCCCGAGCATACCGGATAACTTGCTGATAGCTTGCGCAGCTCCGGCAAAAGCGTCCTTGTCGACTTCCGCGCCAATGCGCACAAGATATTCTTCTAAGATATTGCTCATCAGCCTACTCCTTTCTCATGGCTTCCTGCATCCGCCGTGCGTTTTCTGCCTTGACCGCCAACAGTTCGTGAGCGTCCAGCAAATCATCAAAATCATACGTGCCATCACTCAGCTCGTGCTGCCGCCAAAGCCCTGCAACAACAGGAGCAAAGGCGAAAGCATCAAGCGTTGGATAACTCATCGGCTCGTAGGTTTGCCCGTCAATTCTGCCGGGAGATTCAACCCGGCTGCGGCGAAAAAACCTCCGACGTTAAAAATCAGCGCATGAACAGTCAGCTGGATAACGCTGGCAGCATCATACGCCAGAGCATCATCAACAAAATCTCCCTTAGCCGTCAGGACAGGTTCGGGGAGCTGCTGGCCATTACCGTTATCAATCAAACGATTAACAGTGCGCAGCAGCAGGGATTGCAGCTCATCAAAATCCTTACGTGGCATACCCATGAGAGCGGCAGCCATCTCGGCTGTTTTGCCGCCAGACGGCGCCAGCACGCCCGCAACCTTAAAAGCAACATAGCTGCCTGTGCGAGCGTCCATCTTAGTGAGCTGGTAGGATTTGCCAGCCACCTCCACAACTTGTGTTTTTTGTTTTAGCATGATTCAGCCCTCCATCAAATCGGCAGATTAGTAATCTCAGCACACATCAGCGTCCAAGACACTCGCTGGCCTTGGCTCTGATAGGGAGTGTCCGGCTCCTTCTGCGGCGAGATGCCAGAGATAATATGGCGTGTACCTGTCGCGGTATTACGCAGCGTCATACTTGTGCTTGCCCATTCGCTTGTCGGTAGTTGCCACAGCGCGTTAAACCAGGCGCTCAGCCATTTATGGATAGCAGAGGTCTGTTGACATTCAATGGTTACGGTGCCATTATTGCCCGCAATCTTGGACACCATGACAGAACCGTCAGAGGCGATGTCATGAGCAGTGCGGTCGGTAGCCTTAGCGACGGTTACAGAACCAACGCCAGTACCATCAAACAGGTAAGAGCCAAATGTCGGATGATTAATAGAGCCAGCCAGATCAGCAAAACTGTAAGTAGTTAATTCCATTCAGATAGCCTCCTCAGCGGTTAACATTAACCTGGATGGTAACAAATTCGATTGCACCAGCCAGCTTGCAACATACATAAATCGGTGGAGCCTTGCGTTTGTCACGGTCAGCCTGAGACTGCTCGTCAAGAGGCTCGCTCTGCACCAGATAGCCATCAGGCAGGTAATCACCTGTCTGCAGATTCAGGCACTCGGCACCGTTCCACTTGCCCGGAGCGATAAAGCCTAACTTTACATACTTACGACAAGCATCATTGATAACATTAATAATGCTTGTAACGCCAGCTTCAGTCTGCGGCAATTTTCGACGCTGGTAAAGCAGGTCCATGACATTAAGCGTAATGTCATTTTTGAGCATATCAAGGTAAAGCACCTCATCAAAGCTCGTGCCATCAGCCATATAGCCCTGCTGCAAAACATCGTATTCCTCGCCACGAGTAATATATACATTACCGTTATGACCTGTAGATTCAGCACTGCCACACACATGGGTTACCTGAGATTCAGACAGGTCATCTGTTTTTACGCCGGGCAGAGTTTTATACGCCAGCGTAAACGCATCACCGGCAAGACCACGGTTAGCGCCCATCGCGTAGCCCATAGTAGCTGCAACAGCATCAGGAGTATCTGTGTCACCACAATACTGGCCAAAGCTGCGACGGTAGTTTTTATCCTGCAAAGCCTTAAAAATGCTCTTCGCATCACCAGATGCGTCAAGTACGCTTTTATCAGCAGTCGTATACATGTAGACGCTGTCAGGTACAGCGGTCTCGCACCAAGCTGCACAGTCTTTGATATCAACATCTTCTGCGCCCAGATAGCTAAACGGCCACCACTGAGAGTTAGCAGCACGGCAAGCCTCCAGCGTAGCAGTTAGATTCGTATCTTCCGTCAGCTTTACGCCTACCGCCAGCTTGCGCGGGCTGGTCGTAGCAGCAAAATAGAGCTGAGCAGCCTTGTATTCCGGTGACGTTTCTACAAACCCGTCAGTCAGCATTTGAGATGCACTGGTATAAATCCGTACCCTTTCATTCGCCGGGATAACCTCAGACTTGCCAATAATCAGGCCAAGGTTAAAGCCCTTACGAGCAGCAGCCTTAGCAGACAGGTTGATAACCACGTCGACAATCGGAGATAAGTCCAATTTATAAGCCAACTAAATCACCCTTTCTTAATAATAATTTCGCCTGGCTCAAGGATAACATCACTCGTACCAGGCTCGTTTGCTTTAATCGTAACGTTGACTTCTTCAATCGCTTTCACGATAGATTTAATGCTGATTAGTACATTAAAATATAAAGTCAAATCGGCGCGCTTCCACCAACGCCCCTGAAATAGTTCAGGCGCATATTGGATGGAATCCTTGCCAGGAATAATATAGATTTTTTGTTTTTTGAGCTTCGGACGACCACGCAGCAGCTCAAGGCGAATTTGCAAAAGCGATTCATAGCAGGCAGGCCCATAAGCATTCAGGCGTAGCTGGATGGTACGTGTGCTTGCACTCTCACGCAAAAAATCACGTCCTTCAGACTGCCAACGCTCATCAATCGGCTGCATGATGTCCTCGGCCGCCTCGGTACACTGCATAAAGACCACGTTGTCTGTAAGCTTCCAGTCGGGGCCTCCGTCCGTTGGCCAAGAGCGACGTACAGGCGGCGGTATTGTATTAGCATCATGGCCGAGGATGTCCATCAGCTCCGCCCACATTAAAGATTCAAATTCAGCAATGTTCTTAACCAACGCCATCACCGTCCAATCGTGTCCCAATACTGCGGTAAAAGCCATAATCAATATCAGGCGTAACAGTGAGGATTTTGTAGCGTGCTCCGCGCCATTCCAGCTCATCGCTGATAGCTTCACCATTGGTCGCGTGCAGCTCAACATTCGTCAAGAACTTCATTGCTCCGGTGATGCGGTCGCCTTCGGGCAATAACTGTAAATCTTTAGGCTGGGCAACGGTAACAATCGCCGCCACCTGTAGCACAATAGGATTGTCTTCATCCCGTCCGTAAGCTCCATCGTGCCAGCTCGCAGCATAGCGTTTGACAGTAATGCGTTGGCAGCCTAAACGCTTGCTACGCACCACTCTGCCAACATTAACCACGTCAATCACTCCTTACCACATAAACAATAGCCTTACGCAAGGCACCGGTATCAATAAGCGGATTGGTTTTGCCGCCCTTGCCTTTGGTCTTTTTATCTATGGTTTTCGGGGAGTTAGGCGGCCAGCCATTCTCGGCATCCGTAAACCATTTACGGCAGATGTTCTGCGCCAGCAGGCCCGTGCGTTTGATAAAAGCATCAGCCCTCGCTCCATCGCCAGTCATAGCAGCCTTTACAGCCTTAGCATATTCTTCTGCAATCTCACGATGGTGCTTGGCTATGGCCGGTTCAATTACAGGACGCGGTGGAGCGTGCCAGAGCGGCGAACCGTGCGTCTGGACATACAACTGATAAGCCAGGCTGTACTCCATGCCCTGATCCATATAGCCCTGCATTTCTTCACGCATGGACCTACGCCGGATGCCATGAGTATGGATGTACAGCAGGCTCGCATTATTGATAGGCTCATCGCCACGAGAAGTTTTCTCCTGCGGGATACCCACATAGAGCTTATTAACACGGTTCAGAGCTTGCACTCTGTCCATAAGGCCCTGTAGCCCGCCGCTGACCGTCATATGTGAAGTTTTTACACTCACCATACATACATGCCTCCCTTGCCCACAAGTCGAGCTAAGGTAGCAAACTGCACGCCAAACGCAGTCAACCGGAACGCCGCCCAACCTGCAAGGTCCTGTGACAGGGCTGATGTATCCATACTGTAGGACACGCCATCAGCAGACTCACTCGTAACAACACCAGCGGCCTGAGCTGCGGCAAGGATATCAGCAGCAGGTGCCCCCGGGTCTGCAGCGCTCTGCATGTACAGTGTACACATATGAGCCACAAACAGGCCAATGCAGTGCTGCCACATCTTGCCATAGCGCTGCTCGCTTACACACGCCTGACCAAGCTCTACAAAGCTGTCCAGCACTATTTCCGGCAACGGCTCAGCAAACTGTGGATAGAATGCCAGGAAGTCCTCCTTGGTGTAAGAAGGATTTTCCTGCGTTTTGATATTGCTCGCCTGCGCAATCAACGGATGGTACATAACGCACCTCCTTATTCGCGTTTATCCTCCGCTTTGCTTTGCTTGGCTTTGGCAACAGCTTCTGCCTCAGCCTTCGGAGTTTTACCATTAACCGGCACAAGGTCGCCAGATTCAACAGCCAGCGCATACAGCGGATCAGTTGCAATCCAATCGGGAGCATCCTCAATTTCCATGCCGCCCTTAGTCAGAAAGCGTTCCGCATCAATGCGTTCAGTACCGTCCTGCTTCACAAAGCCAAAGCGTTTTTTGGTTAAAATAATCATTGATTGTCCTCCTCAAATAAAAAAGCCAGACGATAAACGCCTGGCTGGAATATTGCCTAATCAGATACCGATGTGGTATGCGACAGGTTGGTAATACATGAATTTAACCTGGCCGATTTGCGCTGCAAACAAAGTCAGGATGGCGGCACGCTCAACAGACGGTTGAGTATACGCACGGGTGATAGGCACAGTCAAATCAAAGTTAACCATATCCTCATCGTTAACGTAAACCATCATAAGGTCTTTTTGACCGGTGCCAGCCTTGATGCACCAACGGCAAGGCTCAATGGTGATAGAGCCGCCCTGCTCTTTAGCAATATTGTTCTGCATCAGATACTCCATGATGGAGATGTTGCCAGCGTCGGAAACCTTCTGCATGGTGATGTAAGCATACTGCTTCGGCGGAATCAGAATATGATTCGGCATGCCTTTCATGTCGTACTCGGATGCAGCCCATGCATCCACCAGCGCATTGTTGATGTCATGCAGGATCTCATCCGCGGTTTTAGTGTTCCATGCGGGAGTGCCGTTTGCACCATTACCAACAGTGTAGGTAACAACATTCGGGTCATTCAGCAGACCGGTAGTACCTGCCTCTTTAAAGCCATTGTAGACATTGAGGTCAAGAGTTTTGTTGTAGTTGAGTTTAACGCCCTTATCCAGCAAATCTTCCAGATTGCGGCCAATCTGCTTCATCTTTGCCTGGTCAATGAACGGAACCTGCATAGCGTGCATCCAGGTGGATACCTTGAACATGTTCTTGCTGGTGTTGACCTGCATTACAGGGATTGTAGTCGCACCGGGAGCAGTGATGCTGTTAGCGTTTGCGCCAGAAGTTGCGTAGTCAACATCAAAGGTGCTGGTAAACTCTACCCAGCCACCGCCAGTCTTAGCGACAATATCGCGCTGCCAGGTTACGCTGGTCAGCGGTTCGCGCAGCTTAGGATCAACCTTTTCAAGTTCGCCTGTAATATACGCCATGCCAGAGCTGGCAGCAGCATCCCATGCAGAGCCGCGGAATCTTTTACGACCACCATTCTGCATGGCAAAATTACCCAGATTACGCATACCAGCGTCCGGGCTATAAAAGCCAAATTTTCCAGTTGCCATATTATTTATACCTCCTTATATTACGCAGAAGCACGAGTCAGCAGAGTAACTTCGCAGACACGATTTGCATCCATTGCGCCGCTAGTCCAGCGCATATTCGGAATTTCAATGGTGTTAGTGCTGTCAGCTGCAGCTTCAAAACCACCAACTACACCATTAGCGATAGAAGTATTAGCTTTAACGCGCACGTACACTGTACCATTGGCCTTAGGAGTGCCAACGTTGCAGACAACAGTAGCAGCGCCACGCTCCAGCACAGACATATACTGACCGGGCTGATACTCGGTTTTATTCTGCTCTGCATAAGACACGGCCTGCTTAACAACACGCAGTGCAATGCCCGCAACATCAGCAGCGGTAGTTGCAGCGCCTACAGCTTCATAAGTGTTGTCATCTTTAATGCAGACAGCAGCACCGAATGGGATAGCTTCGCTTTCTTCGTTTAACAGACGGCTGGCCACGATATCGTCCGGGGTGCGGGCGTAGTTACCGGGATAGCCAAAATTCATAGAGATACCAATTGCTTTACCACTCATATCATTTTGCCTCCTTAGCGATTTTTATAATGGGGATTATATCTTTTAGCGATCTCGCGTCCCAGAGCGTAGTCATCAACTGCAGGCTTGCTGTCTTTCGCAGCGTTACGACGACGCATCTGCATCAGCTCGCCATATTGAGAATCTTGCTGCATAGAGCCTTTGATGAGGATAGCCAGAGAGTCAGCCGCACGTTTGCGCTGTGCCTCATTGGGGATAGCTGCAACTGCAGGCTTCAAGTTTTTGATTAAAGCCATAGCTGCGTCACGTGCTTCTTTAGCATTGGGAACACACTCGCCCTCAACATCTTCTTCCGGCGCTGCATCCTGAGCATTGATATCTTCAGGCGGCTCGATTACATCGTCCTCATCACCGGCAGGAGCAGCAGCAGCAGCAGCGGGTGCTTTGTTTTGGAGCTCTTCCTCCAGCGCATCCAGAGCATCCTTTTTAGGTTCAGCAGCAGGCTGCGCAGGATTCAGCTTAGAGCTGATAGCTTCCAGCGCGTCCTCAATTTTCTTGAAACGAGCCTCAGTAGCCTCATCCATTGCAGCAGGTTTATTGTCAGGATGCGGCACAGCAGCAGGCGCTGGTGTTGCGGAAGCTGCGGGAGCTGCGGGAGCAGGAGCTGGTGCAGGCTGAGGACGTGGTTCGGCGTCAGCGCTACCTGCAAGCTTTGCAGCGGCCTCCATGTCCTCCGGTGTAGTAGATTCGTCGCGAGCCAGGGCTCGCAGGATACGTCCAATCAAAGATTTAGACATTTTTGTACCTCCTTTTTTATCGTCGGCAGTGTCGCGGATGGCCACCTTGTGCCCCGCCCTGCCTCTATCAACAACCGCTACATGGTTACCGCGGATTTCCAGCTGATCATAGCTGGAGTCACTCGTCGGATTCCATAAGCAGTCATAGCCGCAAGATATCTCGCGTTTGCCGGCCTCAATCTTATTGATGAGGTCAGCATCGTAAATAACCAAATCAGCGACCAGGCAATTACTCAAGTCGCCATCGCCTCGACGCACATCACGGCACACGCCTTTCATGTACCGCCCATAGTTATCGGGAGTTACATCTTCTTCGGGATGTTCATCGCATACAGGCTTTCCCTCAAAGCTTGCCACGGCAGCACGGTCAAAGACTTCGGCTTCAGGGCGCTGCACATTATAAATGCCATCAGCGACCGGACCGCCGAACTCGCAGCCTCGATACTGCTGCGTACCGGTACGAGCAATCGGAACATCCTTACAGATCAGGAAGCCCTCCGGCGTTTTGAGGATGTGGTCGGAGATTCGTGAGCCAAAATATGCCTTGCTCATAGCTCACCTCCAGGTAGTAGTTTTCTAAATTGTTTTATGCCCATGCGCTCGATTTTGCCGTTGCGGTACACCTTAGCTGGCCACGCCACCTGGTCAAACCTGATAAGCGGTTCAGGATAACAGCGGCAATTGTAAATGTTCCCCGCATGGTAGTACCCTTGCGACTTCTCATGGTTCAGCAGCTCAGGCGCTGGAGCTTCGCCCCAAGGGATAATCACGCCATCCATATGAGCATGAGCAGAACGCACACGAGAGTCCTCACTTGTACGCCAAACGTACCAATCAAGCCCTGCCTCAGCAGCACGCACCTGCGTCAGAGCCGTGCTGGCTTTAGACGTTTCCGTGCGGGCAATGAGCCTTGCATGAGCTTCAGTCATCTGCGGGTACTCCTTGAGGATATCGTCCAGCAGCGCTTCCGGTCGTAAACCCTGCTCATAACCTTCTGCGACTTTGTGAGCCACCCTGTCAGCCAGCGTGAGCGGCATAGAGCGGATTAATTCAGCGTTGCGACTGATTATACCCTCGTACACTTTTGCGACGCGTGGCGAGGCAAGCTCGCGCTGTAGAGCGGTGCGGATAATTCGCCCCTTGCTTCCCTCAGCTGCTGCAGCACGCCACGTCTTATGCCCATCGCGGAACAAATGCGTGGCCATCGAGCGTGCGATTTGGTCGCAGGCTTGGATAAAAGTCGGCGAGCGTGCCAGCCGACGCATTATGTCAGCAATAAAAAAAGGACTGGCAACGTGAGATAACTCACGCTTCAGTCCTTGCATCAGGCGGTCAATGGCGCTGGCATAAGAGCGCTCAATGACTCGCGGCATTTTAAATTTTTTCATAATTTTATTTTCTCATTGCTTCACCAATAGCATTTAGTAAAGTTACTTGCTTATTTGCCTTAATCAAGGCTTCGCCCCATTCCTGGGATGCTTTGGATTTACCCTGAGCCTTTGCTTTACGTATCATTTCACGGCAATGACGCACTTTATCGTTATAGTCTTCATCCGCCAAATAAAACGCAGCGTTAGCGATATCATATTTAGTGGGATTATCTGTTTCCAGCATACCAATAATGCTATTGTGCACTTCGCCTTCTGGCGTATTGGCATCCTTTCCAGATACAACCGTTTTGTAATTTGATACGTCAAAATGGAATTTTTCGCTACCGAATTCCGGAACAGCTTTCGTGCTCTTACCCTGAATCGTCTCAGCAGCCTGACGAAGAGGAGATTTTATTTCGCCATGCTTAAATTCATAATCGTCTTGGTCATCAAGCATAGACTCCATATCATCCAGCTGTTCCATAACCTTGTCAAAATTTTTGGGATTTTCATCATACCCACGAATGTCATTTTCGTTTTCGACCAAATGCTGACGTACAGATTTTAAAACTTCACGCATATCATTTTCATCTTCATGCGCATCACGGAAAGCATCGGCAGCTTCAAGTGCAGCAATGTTTCCTTGCTCGTTGCCCCATTCTTCCATTTTATTGGCAACATGCTGCTCAGAACGACTGTAGCCGTACTTATTACCGCTTTTAGTTCCGCTACCAGCACTGCCACCACTACCAGAAGTGAACTGTCCGTTTTCAGCGCGCGGGTGCTTATCTTCTTCCCACTCGGCATCATAAGCACGCAGGCGTTCCAGGTTTATTTTAGTTTTATCCATGACACTAACCTCCGTAATTTTTAGTGTGTACATATTAACTCTCATGCATAATTATTACAAGTCATTTTTGCAACAAAAAAAGCGCAGCTAGAAAATTTCTAACTACGCTTTAACTTACTATTTTTGCTTTTTCTTCCATAAAGCACGTGCTTGATTTAAAGATACACGATTGGGTGCGCAGGCTTTATCTGGGAATTTTTCCTGATACCAATCACTCTCCCAATCACAAACTTTGCATATTTCGCAAGGAAAATCTTCCATTTCGTTTCCGCACACCGGACAGTTACGTTTTTCCGCCATATTTTAGCACCTGCTTTCGTTTATCTTCAAAATCTTTTACCGGCATAGTATAAAATGACCACATGCCATCTTTAGGTTTACCGCATGCATACCATTGTTTTCTCGGGTCATATCGTACGATGGTGCCATCCGGCTCCATATAGCCACGAATGCCACCCGGCTCTACCTTTTGCTCAAGTAGTCTTATCCCTTCCGATACATACTGTTCCTCGCTAAGCCCCGGAAATTCAGCAAGATGTTTATTTACATGATACTGATGCCGTTCTTTATTGCAAAAGCCTCGAACAATAAAATGATTAACCCCGCTAGGGCTTACTTTAACATTACCACTTCCGCCGTCATTTTGCAAGCCATTATCTGACTTATTCTCTTCGCTGTTGCTACTTTCAGCGCCACCTGTCTTAGTAAACTGCCCAGCATTACCCGGCTGCCCACGTTTATGTTCGTTTTCCTTCCACGGCTTTTTATCCTTTGCGGGTGAACTTACCTGCGGCGCGTTTCCGCTGCCCTGCTGAGGTGGTTCATCTTCACCACTAGTAGGAGCAGCCTCACCACCCATGCCGCCAAACATACCACCCATCTCACCAGGCTCCTCCACAGTGTCGGACGCACGCTCGATGTCCTCATCGGTGATGTTCGTCCAGACACCGGTGCGCTCGCTCTGCTGCTTCAGCTCCTTCAGAGCAGTGCGCTGAGAGATAAGACCGGCATTGTAGGCAGCCACAACATTGTCCGTGCCGCACTTGGCAAGGTCGGCGCGCTCTTTGTCGGTAGGCTCTGCGACCGGGTCAAATTCAAAGTCAAAATCGTCCGGCAGGCTGCCTAGCGTCGAGATGATGAACGGCGGGAGCACTTTGTTCAGGATAGGACGCAGATAAGATTCTTGCTTTTCGGCTATCATGTCATAGTAGTTCTGCAGGTCACTCTCGCCCGTAGCATTGAGTCCCGAGGGAGAGCGACCGAACAGCCGCGTCACTGGAATTTCAGCAGCGCCGCTGATGTCCATGATAAACTGCTGATAGCAATCAGAAAGACCGCCGAAAGTGTACTGGTGCGTTTCCAGACCATCTGCAGCATCCATGACCTGCATGCCCATATTGTTTAGCAGCATGTTCTGAGCTTCCAGCGTTCGCAGCAGCTCAGCCTGCGACTCGTTGTCCGTTGCCGCCAGAAGCTGACCTAAGTCCTGCATTTTTAGCACGCGGATGTTCGCCATGAATGTCAGCTGAGCAATGTTCCAGCTCACATTGTCACGCTTGCGCAGCTCATCAAAAATTGACTCAATGACAGACGCGCCCCATTGCATCTCTGCAATTTCTTCCCAAAACGGTAGCGTATTACCGATGAAGCGAACCACCCTGCTATGATGGATTTTTACGGAGCCACCGCCGGCAGGATCAGTCACAGTGTAATATTTGGGAAAACCGTAATCAGGATCCGTAATATCTTCGATAAGCTCGCTGGATGGGTTAACTCCGTTCCACCGGTCGAAGATGAGCAGCCCTGCGAAATCACCGGGCATTATCCAATCAAGCTGCAGCGGCTGGCTAAGGTCGTAGCCTTGGTGCTTGACCAGCATCACGCCCAAAGCGCCACCGTAGAGCCTGCCCCACTGCATGCCACGCTTTAGCTTGTCGATGAGCTGAGTGCGGCGCAGAGTAAGACTGAGCCGCTTCTCTACATCGGGGTCAAGTCCACTGGTAATCGTTACCCAGTTTTTGAGCATGTCCGCCGGGATAACGTCGATGATGCGACGGACAATCCAGCTCTCACGGTAGAGAGCATTCAAAGTATTAAAATCACGCGACATGCGCTGCAGACTGTACTCCGTGCCTTCCAGCAGGTTCGGAGTGCCCGCACCCAAACGAGCCAGCACGTTACTAAAAGCGTCAAGCGCTCTGCTGCGTATTGGCTGCGGCTCAGGAGCTTTGTCCAGGGCGCGCCTGCGTTTACGTTTAACCATTTTCTGCTATCCTCCTAGGCCTGATGACTGTTGATACATAGTAGCGCACCGCATCAGGCGCATGGTCAGCTACTTTAATAGGCTTCTCCTTGCCAGACTGCTGCAGAGCCTTGTCGTCCCAAACGTAGGACTGCATCTCCTTCAGCGTGTGTACTAAGCCACAATAAAAATGGATGCGGCGCCGGGTTAGCAGCGTGTTCACCTTGCGGATGCCCTCAATGACATCATTGTCGGCGTTGATTGTTTCTACCGTCTCCTTCGCACGCAGCCCACGATTACGCAGCTCAATTTTAAAGCTTGCTGCAGATGGATCAATGACCACATTCGTCGGCCACAGCGCCACGCCACGCACAAACTCAAGCAGGTCGTCGGCGTATTGGCTGTTGTCCTTCTCCTTTTCCTCGGCGCGACTGTCCCAATAATACTCGCGGATGAACCATAGGTCGCGCCCATCATCGAGCACGTCCAGATACACCATCGGGTTCACGGTGCCATAGTCAATCGTGATGGAGCGCTTCATGATGTGCAGATTTTTAAGCAGATACTCCAGCTGATCATCACCAAAGAGCAGCTCATCACTCCACGCATCACGATAGATAGCGCCCTGCGCCATTACCCACTCACCTAGAATGAAGCGGCGGTAGAACACACCGGAATACATCGTCCGGTAGCGTTCACGCACCTCGTCGGATAGCGACGGATTGTCGTCCATCAGGAAATGGATATGCAGCAAGCGCTTCTCGTCGCACTTCTCAATCCAGCGTAGCAGGAACCAGTGCATCGGGCTATCCGGGTTACAGTTAAACCACAGCTTAGCGCCCGGCACAGAGCAGCGGCCAGATGCTTGGTTGACAAACGACTCCGGCATCAAGGCGACCTCGTCACAAAACAGACCAGCCAACGTAATGCCTTGGATGAGGTCCTGCGAGGATTCGTCACGACCGCCGAACACATAGAAGTAGTTCAGCTTCATCGTGCTGCCTTGCTTGCGAGCCAATACGATAAGATTCTCCGTGCGTGATTCTTCCACCTGATAGCCACGCACCAGCAGTACAGGCTTGAGCCATTTCCAGACGTTACGCCTGAAGCTGCCTACGGTTTTACCGCACATAGCAAAATTCTGGCCATCGTAGCTGTCCATAGCCCAAATAACAAAAGAGACGGCCATCGCTACTGTTTTACCAGCACGGATGGAGCCGTCAGCTATGATACCATTGTAATCGTGGTAGGGAGAATCTTCACACCACCACGTCAAGATTTGCATTTGTTTTTTACTAAACTCGAAGAACTTAATAACAGGTTTGATAATACTGCGCAGCCTGCCAACGATGCCCATTATTTCCACACATCCTTTGCACTGCGTTTAATTGCGTCGGTGAAACCATCGTCCTCATATTGAGACTGCTCTTCGGCATCCTTAAGAATTTTCTGCCCTGCAGTATCACGCAGGAATGTCGCAGCCTTGGTATTGCCCTGCATAGCAAGTACGACCTGACCTAGCAGCACAGCCTGCTCAACGGTTACATTAATTTTACCGTTCAGCAGATTAATTTTGCCGTTAGGCCCCATCAGGTCACCTAGGCACTCAACATTCTTCAGCTTGCCACGTTTGAGCGGCATCTGCAGCAGGTCGTCAAGGACCTCACGCATGGCACGTTTTCGGCGGCGAGCTTCACCAGACGCGCGACCACCAGCAGCAGCAATTCTCCTTTGTTCGTCCTTTGTTCGTTGGTTCTGCGGACAAAGATTTTCAGGATTGAGAGCCACCGATTACCTCAGCCTTCCTGCCGGTCAGAGCCTCCCAACGCTTAACGATGACATCGCAGTACACAGGATCAAGCTCCATGCTGTAGCATTGGCGGTTGATTTGCTCGCAGGCAATGAGCGTGGAGCCAGAACCACCAAACAAGTCAAGCACACTGTCGCCCTGCTGGCAGCTATTCTTGATGCACTTAGCACAGAGGGCAATCGGCTTCATCGTCGGGTGCTCGGCATTGCGAGTGGGCTTGTCAACATGGATTACGCTGTTGACCTCTTCTGTGTCCACAGCCTCCACATTGTCGGCACGCAGACAGACGGTCTTCAGCCCGATGCTGATGTGGATGAGCTGATGCCCATCGGCATCGTAGCCAACCTCCACCGGATAGTTGTCCGGGATAACCGTTGACAGCTTGCGGCCGCCAAAAAAGCGGTGCTTAGCGCCAGGCTTCCAGCCATAAAGGATGGGCTCATGCTGCCATTGGTAGTCCTGCCGTCCCAACGTAAACGTGTTCTTGCACCAGACAAGGTCCTGTTTCAGCAGCAGACCTATAATCAGATTCAATTGACTAAGTTCTATATCT